TGATGCAAATTCATTTATTGAAGGATTAGTCCTTAGTGATGACGCTGCAGCTTGGGATGGGTCAAGCAACGATAACAAAAATCGTGCTTTATTTACTGCGGCACAAAGAATTGATCGAGAGAAATTTCTCGGAGCAAGGGTTGACGACACTCAGGCTTTAGAGTGGCCCAGATCAGGAGTTCGCAAACCAGACACTTACACAAACCTTTATGGTTTATCTTTTCCAAATAGATTAGTTGCTGATTATTACACCGACACTGAGATCCCAGATCGTGTAAAGAATGCACAGGTCATTTTGGCTGTATATTTGAATAACAACAGGAACGGGTTAGAACTAAGTGGTCTGGAGGATTTCCAATCAGTTAATATTGGAAGTTTGAACGTCACACCTCGGTTTTATGGTTCCACAGGTATTGATCGAATCCCACCAATAGTTGATCATTACTTAATGGGTATTAGAATAGGTGGAAGAGCAAACTTACAACTAAAGAGGTCTTAATGATGGGTTATGGTTATGAATATCCAGCAGCAAAAATAATCAATGATACTGCTGCCCATACTGGAAGGTTTGGAAAGGTTGTCGCATTGCAAGACTCAGTGATAAATACTTTAGTAGCTGAGAACGTTTCAGGAGATTTAACATCCTTGCAATTCAAATCAACTGCTGAAATTTGTGGAGTGATAACAAGCGTTAAATTAGACAGTGGAACTGTAATTGCTTATTCATTGTAATGTCTATATCCTCTGCCCTAAGAAAAGCTGCTTCTAAAGCTCTTAAAAAGCTAGGTGGAGATGTGACGATAAGAAGAATAACAACTGGCTCATATAATACTTCAACTGGAACTTTAAGTGAATCGACTTCAGATACAACTGTTAAAGGTTTTTTAGAGCAAGTCAATCAACGAGAAGAAAACGATCTAATACAAGATACAGATCAAAAATTAACAATTGCTGCCTCTGATCTTTCATTTACACCAACGACAACAGACAAAGTTGTTATTTCTAGTCAAGTCTTTCAGATCATAAGAATACAAAAAGAAGAACAAAATAATGTTGCAGTAACCTTCACCTTGTTTTTGAGAAAATGAGTAAAAAAATTAAAATCAACGAGATTGGTAAATTTTTCGGAGAAGAATACGATGAAGTTATACGTTTGGCTGTTCTTAATTTAGATTTCAGATTAAAGCAAGCGTCTCCTGTTGATACTGGAAGATTTAGAGGAAACTGGCAAGTTGCACAAAATAGTAAAAAAGCACCCATTATCACTGGTCCTCATACAAATCAAAAATCTGCCAACATACCTTTACAAAAAATAAATTATACAAAAGAGAAAAGGGGCAACACATATACTTTGATTAATCCACTGCCTTATGCAGAAGCAGTCTGTTATGGCACAAACACACCTCCAAGTTGGGGCAAAGGATATCCTGTTAAAGAAAAATCAGGTAATCAGAAAGGGTGGCCAAACTTACAAGTTGCAGAAACTGTTAAGTTTATTAAAAAGCTTAAATCTAAAAACTAATGGCTGCACTTGATTTAAATACTGTCCGTCAAACAATAGAGGCGAGACTTGCTACTGAAATGGCAAGCTCACCAGCAATCACAACTATATTTGCAAATCAACCTTTCACTCCAACAAGTGAGACAAGTTTTGTGCAATGTTTAGTAAACTTTGGATCTGGTGAATATCTGACACTCGGAGGAACCTCTGATTCTGCAAACTCACAAATTGGAAATATTACAATAAATATTTTTACAAAGATAGGTGTTGGACTTGGCGACAATCTGACTATAGCCAAAAGAATAAGGGATCTATATAATAGAGTTGTTATATCTGATTTATATTTTGAACCACCTGAAGGTCCTAATGTTTTAGAAGCTGCAAGTCCTCAAGGTTTCGTTCAAAGTGTTTTATCAGTTAACTTTCAAATAATTGAGAGTCTCTAATGGAAATTACTGAAGAAATGCTTGACATCATCGAGAAGGTTAAAGGCAAACGAAATCCAGCATTGTGGGACCCACGTTGTAAACAATATATGAGGAAGATGAAAGAGGGTGCTGTAAAAGAAGCAAAAAAAGGTTAATATAATTTTAAATCTTATTTTTTTTCTAATATCATGGCTGTTTTTAGAGGAGAGGAAGGATCTGTTAAATTTAAAAACGGATCTGGAACTACAGAGGCAATTGTCTCCACAACTGGTTGGACACTAGATACATCAAAAGAAACACTTGATGTAACTGCTCATGGAAATACGTTCAGAGCTTTTGCTGGTGGTTTAATTTCTGGTTCAGGCACTGTTGATTTTATTTATACAGCAGCAAGTGGAAATGAAACAGAAAATTTAATTGATGATATTTTAACTGCAGAAGATGCTGGCGATGCACAGTTTGAATTGTTTTTAGATACCTCTGGTGCTAAAAAAGTCAGTTTTAGTGGTATTGTAACAGGCACATCTTTGTCTGCTGCTGTTGGAGATCTTGAAACAATATCAGTTAGCTTTGTTACAAACGGAACTATTACAAACGCAGTTTAATAATTTATGGCTAATCAAAGAACAGTCGATTTACTCGTTGGGTCTTTTGACTTAAACGAGAGGAGAAAATTCACTTTAAAAAAAGCCGATGGCACACCTATAGTTGATTTGTTTTTCAAACCAATAACTAGGTCTAATAGAGTCAAGGTTCAAGCCATGATAAATAGTGATGATCCCTTAAAGCAATCAACTGTCATGCTTTGTGAGATGGCAGAGTTAGAGGATGGCTCAAAGGCATTTGCTCATGCAGATCATGTGAAACTGCAAAGGGAGCTGCCCGAGAGCGTTCTAAATGAAATTGAATTGTTTTTATTTGGAGCTTTGGGAGAGGATATTGACGAAGCAAAAAAAGACTAAGGGGGGACAGCTGGTTACAATTCGAGTTTTTCCTTGCAACAGAATTAGGTATGACTATTCATCAATTACGGAATCAAATGTCTCATTCTGAATTTATACATTGGGCAGCTTATTATGAAAATAAAACTCAAGATGAAAAAAGGGAAATGGATAAAGCACGTAATACAAGATATACTAAATAAAAAAAGCTGAATAATGGCATTTGCTGGCGTTACCATTGACATTGTTGATAAGGCTAGTAGAAAGCTAAAATCAATTAATGACGCCAGTAAAAAATTAGGAAGATCATTTACTGTATTAGAAAAAAGAAACAAAGGATTATCAACAAGATTTAATAGTTTAGGTAAAGCAATCGCTGCGGTTGGTTTAGTAGAGTTTGGTAGAAGGTCAATACAGACTGCTGCTAATTTTGAACAATTAAATGTTCGTTTAAAATTACTTACTGAGCAAAATGGTACTTTTACAAGATCCACAGAAATTGCAGCTGAAGCTCAAAAACTATTTGGTATTAGCTCAGTAGAAGCTCTTGAAGGCATCACAAATATAACTGCTAGACTTGCACCTCTTGGTGTTGGTGTTGAGGATATTAGAACCACTTTCGTAGGCTTTAACACAGCAGCTAAACTCGCTGGTGCATCTTCTATAGAGGCTTCAAACGCATTTAGACAATTAGCACAGGCTCTTGGTTCTGGAAGATTACAAGGCGATGAATTTAGAAGTATTGCAGAACAAGTACCAACAATACTTGCACCAATTGCTGCAGAGCTTGGTGTTACTGTTGGTCAACTAAAAGAATTTGCTGCTCAAGGGCAACTTACCTCTGATGTCGTTATTCGTGCGTTGAAAAAAGTAGAAGAAGATGGAGTTGCGTCATTAAAAGCTTTACTTGAAAATGATCCGACACAAGTATTTAAAAATTTACAAAATCAAATAGTAGATTTACAAATAACAATAGGTAAAGCATTACTGCCTGCAACAAAACTGACAACAGTTGCCTTAACAGATCTGACTGCAATTATTAACGCTATCCCACCTGAAATAACGTCATTTGTTGTTGTAACAGGTACTTTAGTGACTGCATTTACTGTATTGAAACCAGCGATAGTTGCAGTTATCGGAACAATAAAAACTCTCAAGGCTTTACTAATTGGTATAACTGCTACTGTTGGCGGTCCATTATTAGCACTTATTGCTGGTGTTACAGCTGGTTTATATGGACTCACTAAATCAATAATAAATCAAAATAAAGAGCAAAAAGAATTAAATAATTTACTAGAAAATGGATCATCAAAACTTTTAGAAGAAAGAATTGCAACAGAGGAAAATACTCTTGCACAACTTAGAAATAGCGATGCCAGAGGTAATGCTAAACGAGGTATACAAAGACAGATAAAAGAACAAGAAAAATTAATTGCAACATTGAAAAAAGAAAAAGATGTTAGAAAAAATCTTGAGTCTAGAGGCTTTGATGTAAGTGGCGGTACTTATGAAGTTGGAGGAATAAAATATGATGCTGCAACTGGTCGTGCATTAAATCCACCTAAAACAGGCTTTGAAGCACCTGATCCATTAACTAAAGGTGGTAAGACAGATAAGGGTGCAGCAATGGTAAAAAGTTTACAAAGACAAATACAACTTAAAAAAACAGAGGATAAATTTGATAGAGATTTATTGCAAAGAAAATTTGAGTTGATGGATGCCTTAAGAGAGATCAATAAGATTGAAGATGATAAAACAAGAATTCAAGCAATAGGTCTTGAAACTTCTTTATTTGAATTAGATAAAGCTGAAATGTTAAATAAAAAACTTAAAGACACTGTAGGCACATCAGAAAATTTAAAAGAAAAATTTATGGAAATAGGAAAAAGTGTTGAAGAAGGAATGGTTCAAGGTTTAACAGATGCCGTTATGGGTACAAAATCATTATCTGAGGCAGCCTCTGGTGTACTAAATAATTTGAAAAGACAGTTAGTGGAAGTTGCTGCCCAGCGTGCGGTGTCAGGAATAGGTAATTTTGTAGGAGGTTTATTTGGTGGTGGAAAGAAGGGTGGTGGAGGTGGTATTGGTGGCTTCTTGGGTGGATTGTTTAAAAGGCAAGCTGGTGGACCAGTTTCAAGAGGTCAATCTTACTTAGTAGGCGAAAGAGGTCCAGAGGTATTTACACCAAGTAAAAGCGGTAGAATCAGTCCAAATAGTGCAATGGGTGGTGGCACTGTGAATAACATAACTATTAATGTTGATGCTGGTGGCACTGACACTCAAGGATCTA